ATCTTGTCACCTGTGTCGGCATCGCACGCCACGTCGATAAACGTGTCCACGATCACTTGCTCGGTGCGGTCCTTGTCGTCGCTCTTCTGCACCTCAGCCAGCGCGAGGCTGTGCCTGATACTCGGGCTCGTGGCAAGGATCTTGACACCATCGCCGATCTCGACGACGGTGCCCTGCTTGCGCGCGGCTGCCACCAGCCGCGCCTTGATGTCGGTGGCCTTCGCCATCGACTAGCTCTCCGCCCGAGTCAGGGACGTATTCGCCACTATCGAGACAGGGGCCATAGCGCCGTCGCCGACAGTGCCGCCGAGCGGGCTGTACGAAGTCACCAACCCGGTCCCTGTGTATTTCGGGTTCGTCGCCGAAACAGTAGTGTTGGCGGGCCGGAGTTCGACGGCCAGCAGGTTGTCCGTGGCGACAGCCCAGATCGCATCAAATTCGCTCGCCGCGAAATCTTGGTGGAACTCAAACTCAGCAGTCCAGCCGTCCAGCCCCTTGCGAAACGTGCGGGTCGAATCGCCCATCGCCGTCTGGTCGATTGTCTCGATGCTTTGATTGAGTGTGACACTCTTGACGTGATCGCTGATCTCGGTCCCGCCCAGCGAGACGTACACGTCTTTATATGTAAAAACGGCCATTTGCTTTATCTCCTTTGTTTCGGTGAGTACTTTGCGCCTTCAAAGTCAGCGGGCAAAGCTCCGCTATCCCGCAAGGTGCGGGCGTTTACCGGTCAGGTTGTTTCAGGGTTACCCGTGCCGCTCGTGGCCGAAGATGACCGCGAAATTGAATGTCGGCGTGCCTGTGCCGCCAATTGTCCAGGCGACGCGCCAGTAATCATCCGAGCCCGCCGGGCCTGCCGTGGGTCCGATGACTTCCGCGCCGACCGCCGTAGCCTGCGTGAACGTCATGCGAGTCGTCGCCGAAGAAAACCCGCTGTTGTCGTCGGACTCGATCGTCACGTCAAGCGTCGGGCTCGTGCCGCTGACGGCGAAGACGTGCAGCGCAGCGTGCATCTTCTGGGATGCTGAGATCGTTCCGAGTTGGATGCCGGTCGAATTGCTGGAAGACGTGCGGGCGGCATTGTCCGCCAGCAGTTTGCCGCGAAACCACTTGTCCGCCGCCTCGGCGGCGATGGCGAAGCTCGCCTGATCGCCGACACTGCCCTGCAACGGCACATAGGACGACGCAACGCCGGTGAAGACATACATGATGTCGCCCTCGGCGGAAACATTCGAGCCCACGGAAATAATGCCGTTGTCGGCCAGTAGTTCGCCGTTGAGGCTTTCGTCGATCTCGCCGGTGCCGAACGACTGATGCCCGGACGCCGATAGGCTGATCGTGTCAAGCCCAGCACGGAATACCCGCGTCGAGTCGCCCCACGCGGTTTTATCTAGGGCCTCGGTGCCGATTTGCAGCGCGGCCTCTTTGATGTTGCCCGTGAATGCGAATTGCTCCCAATAGAGCCGGGAATTTGGGCCTACTGTGAAAGTTGCCATGTGATCTCCTGCTACTCGTACCAGCGGGCGTCGAAGTCTAGAACTCGGTGGTACACACCGGGCTCGGAGTCCTCGATGTCAAACTCACCGTCTAGAAAAACCTGATCGACGACAACGCCTGCGCTGGTGCCACTCCACCGCTGAAGCGCCCCGCGAATCGCCGTTGAAATCGCGCCGCCCGAACTGAATGCGCTCGCGCCCTTCGTCCAGATATGGAAACGCACCGATGACTCCACGTAGCCGGTATCAGAAACCATCGCCCGCGATCGCTCCGACAGAACCGTGGAGTACGTGACGAACGGCCAAACGACCGTCGCGCCGGTGTCCTTTTTGACGGGATAGATCCGCGTCGATACAAGGCTGGTCACCGCGCTAACTGCTGTGAGCCGCGCGTATAAGGCGTCCTCGATGTTTGCCATTACCTGATCGCCTTGTTGATGGCGTTTTTGACACCCGTTTCAAGGATCGACGCCGCCGCATTGCGCGCCATCTTATAGCCGCGCGTAAAGAACGGATTTGCTGGCATGTTGCCGCCCCGTGCGCCGAACTCCACTAGGTGCGAGTGCGGGGCCATGTTGTGGTCGATTGCGACGACGGTGGTGTACTTGCCAAACTTGGTTAGCGTCTTCGGGTTTATCTGGACCGACCGCTTGAGCGTTTGATCCCCGCCCGGCTGGACAGGCGCTTCTGCTTGGATCGTTCGATGCACCAGCTCAGCAGCCGCCATTCTGGCTGGCGCCATTGGATTGCCTAGCTTCTTGAGCCCGCCCAGTTGCTTGGCTAGTTCGTCCAGCCCCTCGATACGGAGTTGTTTCGCTGATCCAGCCATCAGTCAAACCGCTCCTTACACAGCAACTCGATAAACCGGCGCTCGGCTCCGATCTCGATAACGGATTGAACGTCCAGCGTCTTCGATCCCCAAATCACCCGAAACTCAGGCTCCACAACCGTCGAGCGCTTGCGGATCGTGATGCGGTAGTCGCTCTGTGCTTGCGTGATCGCCATGCGCGCGAACTCCGCACCCCGCATCGGCTCCACCTTGGCGCGCGTAGTAAACAGCGTGCTCCAGGAGTTGACGACCTCACCCTTGCCGTTTTGCGACGACCCCGCCGACTGGATCGTGATCGGCTCGCGTAGGTCGCCGCTGCCGATGTACTTGCCGGTTATCATCTAGACGCTCAAGATTCGATACGGCCAAGCAAGCGCCGTCGCCGCCGCTGGCAACTCCGCAACCGTGACGCCTTGCCCGACGACCACCTGCTCACGGTTTTCGTACAAGTGCCCGATCGTCAGCTTCATGGCCTGGATCAGCGGCTCGGGAATGTCTGTCGATGCGTCGCCGTAGCCGCAGACGAAGCGCACGATAAAGCCGCCCGCTGTTCGTAGCGTTACCGGCGGCCACGTCTGGCTGTAAGCCAGCACGACACGGCCCGGATCTTCCCACGTAACCACGTCATAGACGCTGCTGCTGACAACCGTTTCGGCGGCGTCGGAATCAACGTACTTGATGCTCGACACCGATTGCAGCGACCCGAACGGAATCGCGAACGATGAGCTCGGAACGCGATCCATGTACAAGTCCCACGTCTGCGTGATGAGCTTGCGGTTCGTCTCGTTTTCCAGCGCCACGCGAGCCGCCACAATGAGCGTGTCGATGTACGTGTCGTCATCGCTGAAGTCCACGCGCAGGTGCGTCTTCGCTTCAGCCGTCGTCATCGGCTCCACCGCCGGGCCGGTCACTAGCTTGGGGTAGGCATTCATTGCGTTGCGATCTCGCCTTTGACCACCGTGCCGCCCGCGCAGGCGATGCGATAGCTGTACGTCGTGCCTGTCGTCAAGCCTGTGATCGTCGCCGTGCGCGCCTCCAGTCCAGTGCATGTGGTGGCGGCGGCGTCTTGCGGCGTCTCGGGTAATTCGGTGTTCGGATTGGCGACCGTATAGCGCCTCACGGCGGCCATCAGGGCCTTGTCGCTAACGTGCTCCAGCGTGAACCCCCTCCCAGCGCCGAAGCGCACCACAACGCACTCGCCGTCATTGCACAGCAGCGAGCCGTCCTTGATCGCCACAACCGGCGATGACTCGACGACTGCGATATCCGCCGATGTGGTCAGTGGGCCGAAGTCGATCGCATGGACCTCTTCGGCTCTCACCCAAGCCACGACCAGCATCAGTAGGGCCGCCAGTCGCATCACTTCCTCCGCTCAAACGCTTCTAGCGCGACCTTGGCAAGCGTCACGCCAGAGAGATCGACGATATCGCCGCCAACGGCTGCTCGCATCGCGGCGTTGAAGCCGGCCTTGTCTGTCACGACGTGCACGGCGCCGTTGATGCGCTTGGCGAATGCGCCGGAGCCGCCGCCAACGGATTGCCCCAGCCCCGGCCAAGGAATCAACAACGCAGCGATGGGGATTTGTGCGATGTAGCGCATAGGGAGCCTAGGGCGCGATCTTGTCTCGTTCGGTGGTGAGTGCAGCGTCGGCGGCTTGCTTGGCCGTCAGCGCTGTTCGGTGCGCCGCTGGCAGTGTCGTCGGGTCGTTGGCTTCCGCCCACTCCACGCCGCGCTGTGCAAAGGTCTGGAGCATGTTCTGTGCGCGGTCTTCCATCCACGCCACTATCTCGGCATTCGATACCGCGCCGGATTCGTCGGTGTCGGCGGCTGGATAGGCTGCCAGCAGATACGCCCGAAACGACGGCAGATAGGCGTTGTCCAGAGTCAGTGTGACATTCGCGTCGGCGGCGGCCAGCGGGGCCAGAGAGAGCAGGAATAGAACGAGTAGTTTTTTCATGTGTTCTCCCTATAGTGAACAGTGCCCCGAGCCGTGGCTATAGTTATCGCTCGTTAGCCACTCGTCATCGACGCCGTCGTTGGCGCAGACACACAGCACTTGGTCTTCAGTGTCGAAGTAGAGTGAGCCGTGAATGGCAGAACTGCACGATACGGGCTCGGAAGCTGATGCACCGTAGAAGGTGGCTCCGGTTGCGCCTAGAGCGAGGCTAGCCGCAGCGACTTGGCCGTAGCCCGTTGAGCCATCGGTGACTTTGAGGACACCTGCTGCGGAGCGGGCTAGGCCCAGGTCCTTAGAGCTTGCGTAAGATGTAGTAGACGAGAACAGAATTGGAACCCCGGTGCCTAGCTCGAAACCTGTCGTGGTTAACGCGTAAGCTGACGTGGTCTTAAAGCCCCACACTGAGTTCACCTGACCGCTTAGAGCTACATTTACCAGCGCCGTCCCGATACTGTTTTGCCACTCCTGCAAGTTGCCCGTCTGCCCAGCACCGCTCTTGACGATAAACTTCGTGTCGCCGGTGGCCGCCGTCGGGTCTTCGCACGTCAACTCACCCGCCGCTGCAGTGCAGCGAAAGTCGGCGACCTCAAACCCGCCGTTGATGTTAACCAGCGACGAAAACGCGCCGATCCGGGCCTCCGGTATGGTGCCCGTGTTGAGGTTCGAGGCATCGCTGAAGTCGTAGCCGCCAATGGCGGTTTCGAGCGTGGCGATGTCATTCACCACGATCTCGGCTGACAGCGTGCCGTCCGCAGCGCCTAGCCAGTATTGGGCCGTGGTTGGTGCGCCGCCGCCGCCTCCGCTCCCGATCGACTGCTTGACAGTTTGGCCTACCAGAGGTAGGCACAAGATCAGTGCCAGCGCTAGCCGCCTCATTATTCCTCCCTCCAGCGGACATAGATGGACGCATCGCCGCTAATGGCGTCGGTCTGAAACGTGAGGTTGTTCGCCGTGCTGTCGTCGTCCTCCAGGAATAGCCCGGCCAGATCCAGCGCAACGGTTTCGCCCGCTGACAGCTCGACGCTGATAATCGTGGTGCCCGCGCCCGCGTCTGAGTCAATAAACCCGGTGGCCGCCGCCGTAGCGCCGCCGTTGAGCGAGACTTCGGTGGCCGCCGTGCCAGTCGCCGCCGTGCCATCGCGCGAGATCGTGACCACACAGGCGACCGAGCAGTACACCTGCGCTGTCTCAAACATGACCCAGCGTGAGCCCGAGGCCGGTTGCTGGATCGTGACATCGCAGGCCGCAGCCGAGAGGCTGGCGCAGTGGTCGTACACGTAGAACGTGTTATTGCGGCGGGCGCGTTGCCCGTAGGCGCTTAGGGCGCACAACAGCAGCCCCGCGATGAGTAGATACCGCTTCATTGCTTCACCTTCTTACTGCGCCGTTGCCGCCGCTTTGGTTTTTGAGCAGGTCGCGCGAGAGACGCGGCGTCATCGGGGGGAGGGGAAACCCGCACGCCACGCCCCTCGGCTTCCTGCATATCGCGCGCCAGTGTTTCGACCGCCCCGCGTGCGCGGTCCAGCATGGGCCGCCAATGTGGCAAGTCTGACCAGCGCGATTCCATTAGGCCGCCGCCTCAACACCGGCCAAAGTTGCGCCGGTCAAGTCCCAGCCCTGCCAAGTCGTCGCCGTGGTGCAGACCATGAAAACGAGCGTGTTGGCCGGGATTGCGGACTCAGCGTTTGCGCCGGTGCCGCCGTTAATTGCCACCGTCGCCGGTGCGCTCGATCGCAACTCAAAGCCATTGGCTCCAACGTGCAGCAGCACCATCGTGCCCGGCGTCGGCGTCGGCAGAATAATGATGTTGTTCGCGCTGGCCGAAGTGACCGAGACAAACGTAGCGCCATCCGGGATGGTGCCCGTTGTCAGGCCGTCGGACGTTGCCGTGGCGGCGTAAGGTGTAAACGTGGTCCCTTTCCCGAAGGTCAGGGCCTCGGCGGCGACCGTCACGACGGATTCGCCGGATGTGTTCTGGAAGTCGAGCGCACCCGACGACCAATCTGATTTGACGAGAGTAACTGGCATAGATTGATCTCCAAAAAAGAGGGCGAGCCCGAAGGCCCGCCCCAGGTTGGAAGTTAGGGAACAGCCAGCTACGAAAGCAGGCTGACGCCCGCGCCGGGTCGCGGCGGGTCGTCGCAGAAGGCGATGACAGCGGCATCTACCGCAGTCGAGTCGCCCTCGGTCAGGGTCAATTCGACAAAGGGTTTGCCCTCTGTCACTTGGTCGTACCGGATCTTGACCAAGGTCGCCTTGGTCGCTCCGGCAGTAGGCGTGACGCCCGAAGACGTGGCCGTGGTGTAGCCGCTTGCGGTGTCGAAGTCCGCACCGCCTGTCACGGTCTTGTACTCAAAGGCGATTGCCGTTCCGGAACCGCCCGAGGCGGCGGCGTAGCAGTTGACTGTGATGGCCGCCGTGCCGGTGCCGCCGGCGCCTTCGATGACAGCGAAAAAGAGGTTTCCGGTGCCGGGATGGCGGATGCGGTCGGTGGACGGGCTGCCGTTGAAGCGGTCGGCAACGGGAGCCAGCGCGAAGGGGATCAAATGTACAGTGTTCATGGTTCGCGTCCTCCTTTAAGCCCGCGTAGCCAGGGTGATGAACGGCGACAGCGTGTTTGAGCCGTTCGCCGGAGTGAGGGCCTGCGGCCACCACGATTTACCGTCGTTGCGGAGCTCGAACCGCAGCGCGGTTTCGCCTTCGACGAACTTGACGTGCATCGACTGCGCGGCTTTGATGCCGCCCTTCGATGCGTAGAGATACTGACTCATGTCCGCAAGAACGATGTCGCCCACGGTGCCGAGAGTCGAGCAGTGCTCAACCGGAACCACATCGCGGCCCATCAATGTGCCAAACGGCGAGCCGCTGGCGTTATTCGCCGGCATGTAGACGGGAACGCCGCCGGTGCCGACCGCGAGGCTCATCGTCATCAGTTGAGGCTCGATGTCCTGATTGATGAACCAAACCGCTCTGGAACGGGACGGCGCGTACATCCGCGCGTACATGTTGACGATGTTTTCGTAAACGATCGTGCCGGCGACTTGCCCGGGTTCCTTAGCAACCGACACAGTAGCCGACTCGTTCAAGATGCCCTTCATCTGCGACGCGCCGTCGCCGTTGAAGATCTCATCCTCGATGGCAAAGCGGATTGCCTGCGGCACGAGGTCGTTAACCAAGGTCAACATCTGCGGGCCGTCCTCGATCTGATCGTTGGTCAGGTACACCAGTGCGCCGAGCTTCTTTAGCTCAAGCTTCACTCGCTCGATGGCGACGGTCGAAGGAGTGGGGCCATTGCCCTCGCCGAACCGCCCGACAGTGATGCCGCCGAAACGACTACCGGAAACGCGCGAGTTCTCTTGGACCGCGTTCCATTCCGCGGTTTTGCCGACAGTGATCGGCACGGCTTGGGTACGGTTGACGATCTGGCCGTCGCTGAAGATCTTGCGAAGGATCGTCGAACTGACGGTGGACGGCACCAGGAATCCGCCATCGGCGGCAATCAGGGTGCCTTGCCCCGTGACGCGCGACTCCATGAACGTGGAGCGCAGCTCCTCGTGAACGTCGTTCGGAATCGGGCGGCCTTGCCGCGTCGCGATCAAGCAGCGGAAAAACTGCTCCGCTTCCTCGACCGGCCAGCCGTGGTAGTCGCTGCGGTTTTCGGTCTTCGGCTTCGGCTCGTCGCCGGGAATGATGGCGGGCTCGTCAAAGCGCCGCAGATCGGCCTTCTTTTTATCCCAGCCGTCGCGCTGGTCCAAAGCCTTGATGTCAGCTTCGGCTTGCGCAATTTCGACCTCGATTTCGGCGAGGCGCTTGGTCTCTTCGTCAGTCAGCTTCCGCTCTTCCTTTTGGACGGCGGCATAAATGCCGTCACCCTCGGAAATAAGCGCACGAAGCTGACCCTGAATCGTTTTGCGATCCATAGTCGTCTCCTTACTTGCTGTGTGGTTGTTCGTCGCTACGCCAGCGACAGGGCAGCCATACGGGTTCGCAGGGTCCAAGCGGCTCGACTGTACTTAAGCGCCATAGCAGGCGACAGCGAGTGCTCAGTAGCGGATTCTGGATCAGCTTTTAGACGCTCCAAACGCTTGATGGTCTGTGCAACAAGGTCGTCTTCGGCTGCCTCCAGCCTGAATCCGGCCCGTCGCTTGATCGCGAGACCCATCAGGGCCTCGAAGTCAATCTCGGTTTCTTCCAGCGCGCGCTGGATCTTGGAAGTCGTCGCCGGGCTCGCGGGCATCGTTACCGGCCCGGTCTCAATCAGCTCGACCTCTTTGATCGTTCGCAGTTGGGGCTTGCCGCCTTTCTCTTCCCACTCTTCTTGATGGACGAAAAACGCCATCGAAGAGCCGTCCACGTCGCCGCGCTCGATCTTGCGAGCAACCGACTGCGCTTGCGGGTCTTGCTTGTCGGCGCGAATCTCGTACCGTAGCCCGCGCTTGTCTTCTTCCACGTCCATCGTTCCAGACTTGGTGCGCCCTAGCAGGAAGTCCGGCGAGTGGTTGAACATGCCGCGAATATCGGGGTTGTCGGCGAGCGTCTTAGTAAACGCACCCGGCGCAACCTGCTCGCGGAATCCCATCACGGAATACTTGCGGTTGAATACGGCTCCGTAGCCGGTGATCCTGATGAAGTCTTCGCCCGCATCGGCCCGCGTCTCTAGGTCCGGGACCGTGTGAATGTTTCGAGTCTCGAGAATCCTGTCCATAGATCACCCCGGAACTAGCCCGCAGTCGCACCCCCTATGAAGGGGGGGGCTCTTTAGCCTGCGCTTGATCTTGATCGGCCTTTCCGCGCCTGCCGGGTTGAACTCTCCCGGCTCCAGGAACGCTTGGCCGCCAGACACGCGCTTGCCGCGCATCGCCGAGCACAGCGGGCAGTTACGCCCAAACGTCGCCCAGACCAGCCCAAACCCCGCCGACGTAAAGACCAGCGCCGCTACGCCGTTGGCGAGTTTGAAGCCTTCGCGCTCAGCTTCTTTGCCCGCTCGGGGCTTGCCGGTATACCCGTCTTCCCATTCCTCGGTGCGGCGGGCCACTTCTTCGACCGGATCGGCCTCAAACTGCGCCTGCGCCTCTAGCGCGACCGCCTGAAGCTGCCGAACCGTCGAGGTGGTGAACGACGCCGCGAACAGTTCCGACCAGCGGGCCGCGAATGGGTCAATCTGGTTTGCGCCGATCTCCGCTTTCA